CTGCTCCTCGATGAACTGCACCGACAGCGTCCCGGTCGTGTAGCCGAGGCCCGAGCCGATGGCCTGGCAGCCGGCGACCTGGAGGTACTCCTTCCCCTGGATCTTCACGACGTGCGACTTCTTCACGACGGGCGCAAGCACCCGGACCAGCTCCATGTTCGCGGTCGCCCGTTGCGTGGGCGTGAGAGCGCCCGTCGCGCTCGGCTGAAGCGTGAGGTCAGTAACCTGTGGCATGGAAATCTCCCCTGTCTTTGGGGGCGCCTGCCGGGGGTTCGACTCCCCTCGGCTCCATTCACTTCCAGGCGCCCGATGGTGCGCGTTATAGCACTCCATCGGGAAATGGAAGGATCCTTCCTCACATATTTTTACGCAGCTCCGAGACGCAGGGCAGCCTGCGCCTTGCGGAGCGTCGGGTCCGCCGGGACGTAGTAGCTCTGGACGAGCACACTTACGTTCGCATGGCGTGAGAGCTTCGCAAGATCAGCCAGGGGGACGCCTGCTTCGACGCAGGCGGTGATGCCGCCCTTGCGAAGCCGGTGGAAAGCGCCGCGACCAGCGACGCCGGCGGCCTCGAAGTCCTTCCGCAGCGTGTGGTGGCTCACCTGGACGGGGAAGATCCTGTCGCCGTCGCCGAAGGTCCGGGCGACAGCCAGCGCTGCCATGGCATCGTCGGACAGCGGCAGGACCGCCGCACGGCGAGCCTTCTCAACGGGCATGAGGAGCACCCTGTTCTCCTGGTCAATGTCCGGCCAGGTCAGCGCCCAGGCTTCGGACACGCGCAGCATGGTCGCCCAGAGGAAGCGGTAGACAGCCGAGCGGTAGATCGCGGTGGAGCGGCCGTCCGGGCGGCCGTGGACCTCCAGCCGGCGCAGAACCGCCGCCAGCTGCTCGGGGCGCAGAACGTCGGCACCCTTGCCTGGGCGCGGGCGGCGTGACCGCACGGCCTTCGCGACGTTGAGCTGCACCAGCCCGTGGGCGAGGCACCAGTCCAAATACGCGCCCACGTGGGACCGCTTGTTGGCGGCCGTCTTGGCGCTGGGCTGGCTGTCCAGGAACGATTCGACCATCGGCCCGGTGATGTCGGCCGGCTGCGTGACGCCGTGCGCAAGCCACAGCGCCCGCACGGTTTGCGCAGACTTAGCCCTGTGGACCGGGCTGTAGTCCAGCGCTTCCATGCGCTCCTCCCAAAGTCGAATTGATTTGTCCACTCCGGCCCACCAAGGAAGTTTGCTACTTTACGACGATGCCAGATCTGTTGAGCACGGCGGAGGCGGCTCGCGAGCTTGGCATCGCCGTGCGAACGCTGCTTCACCGTGCGTCGGTGAAAGGAATCAAGGCGGAACGGCGGATCGGGAGCAACTACTTGTGGACGCGCGCCCAAGTAAAGGCGCTCGGTCAGGTCCGCCCGGTCGGCCGCCCGCGCAAAGGTCGCGTCTAGGGGTGTTTACACTGTAGCATCAATGTTGCGGGGGTGCTACATATTTCTCCGGAGGATTGTCCATGCAGAGCAGACAAGTGCAGCCTGATTACCCGCTCGGCACCGGCCGGGGCGAGAGCCTGGCCGAGGCGTGCGTCTTGTACTTCATCGCCGTCGTGGTGCTTTACCTGATCGTCCGCGACGGGGTCACTCGGGGGATGCTGACCGCGTGGCGGAAGCGGGACGAGGAGCGCCTGAGGGAGGCCGTGAAGGCCGAGCGAGCCGCCCAAGCAGCCGCCGCAGCCAAGAAGGCGTCGCGCGGTTCATAGCCCGCTGGCGTCGATGGCAGCCGCAGCCTGGCTTCTGCTTGATGCCGACGGCTTTCGCGGCGCCGGCGACCACGTCGCCGAGGCCGGGCTCTCGCCGGGTCTGGCGCGCGAGGTGCTGCCTGAACATGGCTTCCGGGTCACGGTGCATAGTTGATCGTCACCGTCGAAGGGAACGTCCAGCCGTAGCCGCTCACCACCGGGCCGCAGATCTTGGCCTTGTTGCCGCTGACGTAGAACTGGGTCGGGCAGATCGGGTCGGGAACGTCCCAAGTGCACGTCGCCTCGACGCACGGCACCCCGGCGTTCGTGACGATCAGCCGGCGCCCACGGCCGCCGTGGTGCTGAAGCTCGCCGAGCGCGCCGATGTGCGCAAACACGCTGGTGGTCGGCAGGAACAGTTCTGCGCACGCAAACTGGTAGGTGCCGACGATGGAGCGGGCACCGGACGCCGGGCACACCGGCTTGCGGACGTAGCGCACCAGTGCCGTCCAGGTGTCATAAGTCCAGCACTCGGCGTTGGGCGCGCCATCGTCGCACCAGCCATCAGCCCCTCGGTTGCTCTGCACTTGGTGCTCGTTGCGGATGAAATAAGCGACCGTCAGAACATCCCATCTTTCCGTGCACGGCTCGCACATCTGCTCGACGGTGAACTCGTTCGGCGCCCACTCCGCGCACGGGTGCGGCTGGCACGCCTTGAAGCTGCCCTGGACAAACACGGGCGCCGCGTAAGGTGGCGTGTCATTGAATCCATCGTCCGGATCCTGCTCCGGGTACGGGTAGCAGATCACGGCGTTGTTTGCAGCCGCGTTCGTGGCGCCCGTGTACGCCGTATAGGTGATGGTCCCGCTCTCGTTCGGTAGCACGACGCTGCACTGGCCCGTCGGATCCAGCGGGTTGGCGACGAGGTCCATCGGGAACTGGGCCGTGACGGTGCCCGCCGGCCAGTTCCAGCTGTAGTCGTTGCGCGTGGAGTCCGGGCACGCCACCCCGCTTGGGTCGCACTGCGCGAGGACGTGCTGAAGCCATGGGCCGGCTTCGCAGCTACCGTTCTTCAGCGTCCACTGCCACGGGCAATCGTTGATCTCGACGTAATCGTCCGGGCAGACCGGGCTGGCGTCCTCGGCGCACCAGCGCTTGCCCGGCGCGCTGACCTCGTAGTCGCCCCACGTCCAGCAGTCGCAAGACACGGTGCCGATGTCGATGACGTACTGGTCGGCGATGACGCAGCAGTTCTCGCCGGCGCAGGACACGCAACAGCTGTCGCCGACGCACGGCGCGCCGTCTCCGCAGCAGCAGGGCCATCCCCTCACTTCGACTTCCGGCAGTACCAGAACCCGCCGACGACGCCGCTCACCAGCAGCAGGACGGCGATGGCGATGGACGACGCGAATTCACTTGCGGCGAGCATTGGCGGTCTTCTTTCCCTTGGTGGTGCGGACGGTCAGGCCGAACGAGCAGCCGGCCCCGAACGAGCCGAGCAGCAGCGCGGCCAGCCAGATCATGTATTGATAGGGTTCCATCACTTCGTTCTCTGGTGGATGATGAATGCGAGGGCGCCCACGACCGCGGCGCCGACGATGTACGACCCGTATCGCAAGGCCTCCACGAACGGATTCTCGTCATCCGAAACGTGGCCGAGGTGGTTGTGCACGGTGGCCGCGTGAACGTCGATCCGGTCCAGGGCGGCGCGGGCTTCGCTGAGGTGCTCCTTGGCGACGGCTACGTCGGTGCGAACGTCCGATGCGGCCTCACCGATGGCGGCGGTGTGCGACACGCAGCCGCCGAGCGTCAGCGCGATGATGGCGACGGCGGCCTTCATGCCGCGTCCACCACCACCCACTCGCCTGCGGCCTCGTCCCACTCGTACAGCTCGCCGTCCTGCGGCATCGGGACGGGTGCCTTCCACTGGCAGGTCGCCTCGTCCAGCACCCACGACGGGTACGGCTTGGGCGGGATGAAGGCGTCGAGGTCTGCGTTGTAGGTGTAGCCGATGCCAGCGAAGTTCTTCCGGAAGCTCCCGCTGTACGAGGTCTGCTTCCAGTAGCCGCCGTAGGTGTCGGTGCACCACTGCTCGACGTTCGGTTCGAGGTCGTTCGACACGACGATGACGCGGATGACTCGGTCCCAGTGATCTAGTTCTGCTGCGTGTGCCATGTGGTTACGCCGTGTAAGAGCCGGATGCGTTGAATTCGAGGATCGTGTCCGAGCCGCTGGTCGTAACGGTCGGGCTGCCCGTGGTCGTGCCGCTGTAGTTGGCGGTCGCCATGCGGAGGATCACCACGCCGGAGCCGCCGGATCCGCTGCGGGTTCCTCCGTTTCCGGTGTTGGCAGCACCATTGACGTCCGTGCCTCCGGACAGAACGCCACCGCCACCACCGACCGCCCGAGTCACGCTGCTTCCCGTGATCGAAGAAGCCGAGCCAGCACCCGCTGCTCCAGGGGTGGCATGTCCAGTCGCATTGCCTCCCGCACCTCCTGCTCCACCACCACCTCCAGCCGGATACGGACTCGTTCCGGAGAATCCTCCGTTGCCTCCTCCGTTGTTGCCTTGCCCGCTCGTGCCGGTGCCTCCGGTGGACGTTTGTGCAGGGTCGCCACTCCAGCCGCCACCACCGCCTGATCCGCCACTTGACCCAGCACTGGCGCTGAAACCTCCGCCCTTTCCACCGCCCGTAGACGTGATGGTGTCAAACACGCTGTTGGAGCCGTTTGCGTTGGTGTTTCCGCCCGCGCCTCCTGCCCCAATAGTGACGGTCTTGGAACCACTTCCAGCCGTCAAGGTCAATGTTCCGGCGCGATATCCCCCCGCGCCACCACCACCCGCATAACCACCTCCCCCGCCTGCGATGACGAGGTACTCGACGTTGTAGGTGCTGCTGCCGCTCTGCGTGGTTGCGGACGCCTCGGCCGTGTAGTCGCTGGTCGCGCTGGGCGAGGTGCGTGTCGCCGCGACGCGGAAGCCGTAGCTGGTGGACGCGGTGAGCCCGGTCACCGAGTAGCTCGTCGCACCCGCGCCGGTCGTGTGGATCGTGCTCCACGACCCCGAGCCCGACGGGCTGCGCTGCTGGATGATGAAACCCGTCTCGTCGCTGCTGTTGTCCGTCCAGGCGAGGTTGATCTGCGTGCTGCTGGTCGCCGTCGCGGTCAGCGAGCTCGGCGCGGCGGGCGCGGTAGTCGCGGACGCGGAGGTGCTCGCGAGGCTTCCGCTATCGCAGTTGTACGCCGTCACCCGGTAGTGACGGGTCGTGCTCGCCGCCACCGTGTCCGTGTAGCTGTTCGTCCCGAGGTTGGTCGCGATCACGCTCCACGACCCGAGGCCGTCGTTGGACCGCTCGACCTCGTAGTACGTCGCTTGGTTGGGCGCGGCCGTGCTGTCGGCCGTCCAGGACAGCGAGATCGTGCCGACGCCGCCGGTGGCGGTCAGGCCGCCCGGCTGGTTGGGGGCGCCGGTGGCGAGGCATCCGCCCTTGGTGGTCAGCTGCGCCTTGCGCATGAATGAGCGGAGCATTACTCACCTCCTCCTGGGTTCCAGAACAGCCCGGCGCAGCGGACGGGGTTGGGGCGGTCGAAGAAGCAGATGGCCCGGCCGGATCGGTCCATGGCCACCCAGGCAACGGTCTTCGCCTCAAGGCTCGTCGTGCTGAATCCGGCGCCACTCCACTTGCTTCCGACCGGGCCGACGGTCACGGACGGGTTCGTCGGGTCCATGCCGTCGAGGAAGGTGGCGCTGTTGTGCCACTCACGCAGGTTGTAGGCCGTCGTATAGGTGAAGCGCGTGTCGTTCTTGTCCGGGACGCCGGTGACACCGGTCGGGCTCTCCGGGAACCAGTGCTTGACGCTGTAGGTCCATCGGTAGGTGGCGCCGGCGATGACGGCCGCGCTCTGGAGGGTGATGAGCTCCTGGGAGATGGCCCTGCCCTGCACCATCTGGCCGTATGCCCACTCGATGGCCTCGCCGCGCGCCTGGACCGTCTCGGACGCCTGCTGCCATCCTCCGGTCACGAACCGGTTGGCCTTGCCGAAGAGCCCTTGGTTGAACCTCGGGGTGTGGAAGGTCATGGGATCCTGTTCGGGCCTGCCTTGGTGAACTGCGTTGGAATTGGCGAACTTGCTGTTCCGTACAAGGTCGTGAAGTCCACCTTGTCCGGATAAGGCTGAAACCAAACCACCTTGTTGCTCTGCTGCTGAGCTTCGCCGGCCACGGTGGCACCGACAGCCAGGATGGGCGCGCCGTTCGGATACGCAACCGGCACCTGCTCAAGGTGGAACCAATCGTCAAACAAGAACGTCGCCGAGATCCTCCAGACCTCGCTGTCCAGGGTGGCGGTGATCCCGGTGCACAAGACGCTGCCGGTTGCCCAACCAAGAAAGGATGTGCTGTTGCGCTTGTTGATGAAAGTCGTGAGGATCGTCGCCCAATCCGGATCGTCGGCCGAGACGGTCTGCGAGTCCGTCTTGGTGCGGTCCCTGATGTTCTCCACCACGACCTGCTGCTGGGCGACCTGGTAGCGGCGCGGGTTGCCGTTGATGTCCACCTTGGTCCCGCCGAGGTCGCTGGTTGGTGGCCACGTCACGTCGCCGTTTGACGGGAAGAACCCAGAACCGCTGTTCTGCCGGTACATGGCAATTGTGCGCGAGCCGATCACGCGGGTCTGCTTGACGTACTCGGCGCCCCATGTGTCCGTGGCGGACCAGGGGAACTTCTCCGTCGTGTAGCGGGCGCGGACGATCCAGGTGTATGGGCGCTCGCGCGCCGGCTCGACGGTGACGGATCGGCAAATCAGGTGCTTAAGCCACGGAGTCGCGACTGTGTTGACGGTGTGCACTCCGGCCTCGAGCCGCTGCTGCGGACGCACCGGAAGGTTCGTTGCCAGAAGTCCATCGCCGGGGTACACATCGGTCGGATCGTTGGGCTTTTGTTCCCAGCCCGTGACCCACACGCGCTCGAGCGTCTGCTCGCTCCAGCGGTCGGCAAAGCTCCACACCCGGCTTTCGGCGCGCTCGATGGAAGTCCAGGTGCCCATCAGTTGCCGCCCAGCTTTCGGTCGATAGATTGGAGGTGCCGGTTGTTGGCAGCCATGTTTGGGTCGTAGGGCATCCCCTGCGCGGAGCCTCGTCCTCCATCAAGGTCCGAGCCGGTCATCCCGCCGAAATAGAACTGCGGGACTCCAAGGGCGCTTTCCATTGCCCCCAAGACGCTCGGTTGATTGACGGCAAGCGGATCGTTCCAATTGGCTACGAACTGGTCCTTTGCGGCCGTAAACGAGCTGGCGATCGCGGCAAAGAAGGTGTCCCAGGCAGCGGCACCAGCGCCAATGTCGGTGCTCGCTGCGATGCGCGCCGCCCGGTCGCGCATGGACTTCTCTTCCCGTTGCGCCATCGCAGCGGACGCCGGACCCATTGCCCGGCCGATCTGGGCGTCCGTCTGGAACTGAGCGCTCATGCGGCTGCTCTCGGCCGCTGCGCCCTCGCGTGAGTACTGGCGTCCAAGCTTGTCCAGCCTGTCCACGTGCTCGTTGATTGCGTTGATGATCCCGGACAGGGCGCTGAAGGCCGTCTGGATCGTGCTGATGCCGGCCATGATCCCGGTGGCCATGGCCGTGCTGCGGGCCGTGCGGTTGAGCTTGTCGAGCTCCCGGTTCGTGGCCGCAACCCCTCGGGCGACGCCCTTGGCGTCCATGTCCACCTGGATGGAGGCTTTCAGGGTCTTGTCAGCCATTGCGGAGCCAGGGGAAGAGCTGCGAGGGGCGCTTGCCGGTCAGGGCGGACGCGATGACCACCAGCGCGCTCTCGATGCGCTCTCCGTTGGTCAGGTCTTGGGCGAGGCCGGCCGCCATGGTCATGCGTTGCTCGGGGCTTGCGATGCGCCAGAGCCTGCGCTCGGCGCGTCCGTAGGGCGTTGGCGGTTGACCTCCTCGAGCAGGCGCCCGGCGATGTCCGCCCGGATCTTCCCGGCGTCCTGCGGGTTCTGGAGGAACGCCGAGCCGTCCTGGCAGCTGATGCAGGCCACCCACCAGAACGGGTTGTGCGAAGCCTGCGTCACGTCCGCGAGCGTGGGTTCGCGGAACGTGAGCAGGCCGAGCTCGGGGATGTCAACCGAGCGGGTCCGTGCGGCGACCTTGTGGAGGTCAATCGGCAAGGGTCACTGCTCCTCCCAAGAGAGCTCCCACATGGCCGCTCCGGTGCCATCGTCCGTGAACGAGGCCGAGGTAATCTGCACGTTGATGTTTCCAGTGCCGGCGCCATACTCGTCGTAGTTGATGGAGCCTTGGTCGGTGTACTTGAGGGTCAACGATGCGCTTGTCGTTCCGCTCAAGTCCACGGGCATCAGGTGGGCGCGGAGCCCGTCATCGTTGGTGCTGTCCTGACGGTACAGGGTGAGGGTTCCAAAGCGCCGCACGCGGCCTGGCACGCGCTTTTCGCGAAAATCACCGAGCGTGGTTACGTCCAGGCTGGCGCGCTCGAAGTTCATGGTGAAGCTGCGCACGGCCACCGTCGTGGTGCCGCTGAAGGTCAGGGTGCCGCCGTAGCCTGCGATGAGTGCCATGGGTCAGATTCCTTGGAGCGAGAGGGTCAGGGTGCAGACGCGCTCGTCGCCTTCCGAGCCGTCGGCCTGCGATTCGGTGCGGAACGCGACGCTCGCGTCCGTGCAGACGATGTCCGCAGTGTTGGTAGCCGTCTTGACGCCGTTGAGCGCGGCGCAGATCTTGTCGGCCTCCTGGGCGACGGCGAGGGTGGTGTCGCCGTAGATGTTGACCTCGACGGTGACCATCCACAGGCCGGCATCGGCTCCAGGCATCGCGCGCGACGCCTGCGCGGCGCTGATCTCCCAGACGATGGCCGGGGTCTGCGTCGTGGGGCGGCGCATCCCGACGCTCACGGGGTTGGTCGTGGCCTGGTCGAGGTGGTACTGGACGGACTTGCAGACCGTTTCCAGGCTCATGGCTTGCCCTCCAGCAGCTTCTTGGCCTCGGCAAGCGTCTCGCGAGCCATGGCGTCCATGGCCTTCTGGAGGTTGGCACGCGCCCAGCGGTAGGAGCGGTAGGCGCCGGGGATCATCTTTGCGGATCCCTTGGCCTTGTTCATCGCTTGGCGCTTTGAGAATGTGTAGTCGTGCAAGTCTTGGAATCGCGCACGCGCCTCGCCGTACATGGCGTAGATCGCCGCCGTGCGGACGCGCTTTGCCTCGCGGGTGTTGCCTGGCGTTGCCTTCCAGATCGCGTCCCGCTGCTCCTTGACGAAGGCGCGCCGGGCGTCTCGCTGCGCGATCAGGTGCTCTGGAGGAGCGCTGTAGAACTTGCTGGCACGCCCAAAGTGACGGAACCCGGATTCCAGGATGTGGTAGATGCGCTGGCGACCCTTGGCTCGGGAACCGCCCTTGCTTCCGTAGCGCACGCCGATCCTCGACCGCAGTTCTGCCGTCGGTCCGGCACCCATTCGTCGGATGTCCAGCTGCGTGGCGGCAGCAATGGCCTTTCGGTGCGTCGGCTTGCCTCGGTACTTGGATGCCTTCCAAATGGCAGCCAGCTCCTTGACGAACGGCGCGAGCGCCCGGCGGGCGCCGTTCTTCCTGGCGCGCTCATTGAGGCGCTCGGGCAGCTTCTCCAACGTCGCCTTGAGCTCCTTGCTGTCGAGCTTGATCTGGATCACCGGGACGCTCACAGGACCACCTCCACGGCTTCGATGGTGAGCGTCCGCCGGCGCTGGTCCTTGTCGGTGCAGCTGCGCACGTTCAGGGTGCGCTGGGTGCCGTTGTCGGTCCACAGGAACCGGCTACGCGTGGTGACCGAGGCCGTCCACGGGCAGAGGATCCGGTACGAGGTCTGGATGGCCGGGCCGCCATCGTCCACCGTCTCGGTGGTGTCCATCTGCTCGATGTAGACGGGCAGCGCGGACAGGCCGGACACGGTCGCCCACGTCTCGGTGGCCTGGCCGAGCGCGTCGGTGGACTGCGTCGGGTTCTGCACCGCCGCGACCAGCCGCATCATGCCGTGGGGGACGTGCGCCATCAGCCAATCCCCTTGCCCATCATGGCGCAGATGTTGTCCCAGTAGTCGGTCTTCAGCGGCACGGTGTCATCGCCGCGCGCGGCGTTGAGCTGCGTCACGCGCTGCATCACCGCCATCTGGAGCAGCGGGTTCAGGGTGTTGTTTCCGGCGTAGACCGTCAGGTGCAGCGGGTAGGTCACCGTGACGCCTCCCATGTCTGCGTAGTGGATGCCGTTGATGAGCACTAGCTTCACCGACACGGTCGCGTTCGTGACGTCCTTGCACTCGCACAGGGTGACCGGCTGCCGCTCCAAGCGGACGAGCTTCGTGACGCCTGTCGGCTCGGACGCGACGTACTGCGTGCGCGTGACCGGGTCGAGGCACCAGCCGGTGCGCTCCTCCAGCTCGCGCACCGTCGCGTCGTAGGCGATCGCGAGGTACGCATCGTCGCCCGTGTGGTAGACGCGCGCCGCATCCTTGATCGTGGACAGCGAGATCGGCATCCGTGCTCCTGGACGCAGAGGGGGCGGGCGGGGAGAGTGCCCGCCCCCTTGCGCTTCCGGGGGTTTGCGTCAGGTCAGGGTGATGCGCAGCGCGGCGACCGCCTTCGGGCGGACCACCTTGCTGTTCACGAACACCATGCCCTGGAACTTCACGAGGCCGGGGGTGGTCACGTCATCCCGGAACATCGAGATGCCGCCCCACTCGCGGATGGCGAACGCCTCGCCGACGTTGGCGAACATCAGCGGGATGCTGTTGGTCACCGCCGCCGTCTGCCGGCCGGGCGCGTAGGGCGCGATGTAGACCGGGCGGCCCATCAGCATCATCGGCGCCTGGTCCATGATGCCCGCGTCCGAGCTCGGGATGAAGAGCGGGACGTTGCTGGCGCTGGTGTCCACCTTCAGGCTGGCGATGCGGAAGTAGGCGTCCTGGCTCATCACCCAGACGGCGCTCGACCAGTACTCGGCGGGCAGCTGCTGGTAGCGCAGCTGCGTGAGGCGGTCCACCGTGAAGGCGCCGTCCCAGCCCGTGCCGGAACCGTGGGCCGCGCTCACCGCGACGGCCTTGTAGTCCGAATCGTTATAGAACAGGCCCGTGGGCTGGTTGCTGCCGCTTCCGACCGTGTAGCCCGACTCGATGCCGCGCGCGATCATCTTCTGGAGGTGCGAGATCACCTCGGCCTCGATGTCGAAGTCCGACTGCCGGACCACCCACTGGGTGAGCTCCGACTTCGGCAGGCCGCCGACGGGGTTGAGGTTGATCTCGGCGTGCGCCGCGTCGTAGGCCGTCTGCGTCTTGTTGGCCTCGGTGGTCCAGAAGGTCGTGACCGCAGCGTCCGTCTCGAGGTTGTTCCGGCGCAGCGTCACGCTGCCCTTCACGCCCGTGCGGAGGTCGGCCAGGTTGCGGACCACCGTGTTGCGGTCGAGGTACTTCAGGATGCCGGCCTCGTAGATCTTCGGGACGAGGACGCCCGACGAGCTCGAGGTCGTGATGTCGCGGAACTCGGCCAGGCCGCGCGTCTCGGGCGCGCGCCCGCCACGGCACCAGTCGATGAACTGCTCGCGGTACTCGCCCGAGGCCGTCCACTCGGTGGAGCGCTTCTCGTTCTCCTGGGTGGCCTTCTCGACGGCCGCGTAGGACGCGAACCGCTCGCGGAGCTGCGAGGCACCGATGTGCTTCTGCATCTCCTCGATGTCCCGCTTGAGCGGCTCCAGCTTGTCCATGAGCTCGGAGCCACGGGCCTCCTGCTCGGCGGTCAGCTGCTCGCTGCCGAGGAGCTCGTTCAGTTCCTTGGACAGCGCATCGCGCTGCTCGATGAGGTTTGCGCGCTTCTTGAACAGGTCGGTGGTCTTCATGTCAGTGCCCTCAACCGCAGACGAAGCCGGGCAAGCGCCGGGCTGTAGGTGCGTGCTTCAGCGCTCGTCTGCGGATAAGCGCCTGATTCGACGATGGACACCTCGCGCAGGTCCACCTGCGTGAGGGTGCGCTCGGAGCCCTTCCAGGCGTCCGAGCGGACTACGAAGCCGAAAGACATCTCGGAAAGGACGCCGGAATCGACCAGGGCGTACACGTCCTTCGCCCGCTGGGTATCCGGCAGTTGGACATCGAAGGCCAGGCCGCGCTCGTCCGACGCGAGCTTCAGGCGCTGGCTCTTCGTGTTCGCGAGCAGCTCGCGCCGGTCATGGCCGACCAGCAGCGAGATGTTCCCGCGAAGGCTCTGGTCGAACGCGCCGCGCGCCACGCGCTCGGTGAACGGCTTGCCGCCGTTGACGCTGCGCACGACGAGCGGGTGGCTCGGGGCGTCGTACACCGCCGCGTAGCCGGTCAGGCGGTTGCCGTCGCGCTCGAACGACGTGGTGCGGACCTCAAGCATCGGGGTTGTCCTCCCCTGCGTTGTCCGGTCCCGTGGCGGCCGCTGCGCCGCCGGGCATCGACACCTTCGGCTCGTCCAGGCCGTCGATTGGGTACAGGCCCAGCCGGCGGCGGGCGTCGTTGGGGCTCATCACGCCGGCGAGCACCAGCTTGGAGAACGCCATGCCGGCGTCGCGGAGGTTGCCCCGCAGGAGCACGTCGGTGTCGAAGCGGAGGTACTCGCCGGGCTGGAGGAGCTTGCGCTCGATCTCCGCGCTCCAGACGGAGGCCCACAGCGAGAGGCCGCCATCGACGTACGCGCGGGCCGTCTCGGACTGCGAGGCGAGCGCGCCGCCGCCCTGCTGGAACAGCATCTCGGGCGGGATGCCGAAGGCGCGGGCGATCTCCTGCACCGAGAACCGGCGGCTCTCCAGGTTGGAGGTCGAAGTCTCCTGGCTGATCCGCTCGGCCTTCATCCCCTCGCGCAGGATCAGCGGGCGGCTGGCGCCGTCCGGCTGCGCGTGCATGGTCTGCCAGGCGTCGCGGATCGCCTGCACCGCCTGGTCGCTCATCGCGCCGGGGTGGCTGAGGCTGATCTTGCCCGTGCTGCCCGTCTTGACGAGCGCCGAGTGCGCCGCGTCCTGGTCGGCCGCGAGCTGCATGGCCGGCGCGCAGGCGTCGAGCGGTGAGACGAACCACGCCGGGAAGTCGAGGTCCGGGTACGCGCCGATGTGCACCACCTGGTCGGCAGCGAGCTTCACGTCCTTGATGCGGTACTCGACGCCCTCGTCGGTGAACTGCGCCGTGGCGGCACCGTCCGGGATGGGCTGGAGCTCGGCGACAGTTCCGTCGTTTGCCCGCCTGATCAGGGCCAGCCCATTCCCGGAGGTGAGCGCGCAGCCCGTGACGAAGCGGCGGAAGTCGAAGCCGGACTGCCAGCGGCTGGCGTCGCGGCTCAGGAGCTGGGCGACCGGGTGGCCGTCGATGACGCTGCCGTCGGCGCGCTCGACGCGCACCGGCAGGCGGGCGATGTCCGAGGCCAGGAGCTGCACCGCGCGCACGACGGCCGGCAGGGTCGCCGGCGAGACGTTGCTGGCGGTGGTGCCGTTCTGCCACACCACGACGGTGGGTTTGACGGCGAAGATCCTGGAGAACCACGAAGGCACGCCCGGATGGAACGAATGTGCCCCAAGATGTCAAGCGGATTTCAAGAGAGTGTCACAATGGACCTCAGGTTGCACCTCAGCGCATACCTCAGCGCATACCTCAAATGTCACCTCACTTGCACTTCACTTGCACTTCACTTGCAGTTCACCCGATGGGGCAGGCGCTGTTCGCGATGCCGCTCGCCTCGCGCACCTGGTGGTGCTCCATCAGGATCGCGGCCATGTTGCCGGCGACCACGGCGTCGGTGTTGCCAGAGCTGCGCCCCTTCACCGGGCGGATGTTGCCCACGTTGTCCTTCACCAGCCGCACGGCGTTGAGCGCCGCCCGCAGGACCGGATCGTCCTCGTAGCAGAGCTGGCGGCTCTTGAGGAGGTCGCCCCAGAGCTTCCACGCCGGGGCCATGGTGCGGATCGACTGATCGACCGGCACGATGGGCCACCCTCGGTCCTGCCAGCGCTTGATGTCCCGCGCCTGGCTGGGGTGCGGGTCCACGCCGATCTTGCGGATGTCGTACCGGGCCATCAGCGCCTCTATCTCCGCTTCCACGACGGTCATGTCGTGGTACTCGCCGGGCATCCGGCGCAGGAACCCCTGCTCGCACCACTGCCCGAGGGGGTTGCGGCACCGCTTCTCGTCCAGGGCCATGTCGAGCCCGGCCCACCAGGAGACGTTCCGGGCGCGCAGCTGCGGCCCGTCCACGACCATCAGGCACATCGTGGTGAGGTCCAGCTGCGGGCCGTAGCCGCCTCGGGAGAGGTCCAGGCCGATGACGGCCGGCGCGCCCTGGAGGCGGGACCAGTCGCAGGGCTGCATCTGCCGCTCGAGCACCGAAAGGTCCACGTCGGTGGTGGCGATTTCGTGGTAGCGGCAAGCAAGCTGCGTCTCAAACTCGGCGATCTGCTCGGGGTCGCCCGACTGGAGCATGGTCCGCGCCGAGAGCTCCAGCTGCGTCGGGTCGATGATCGTGCCAAGTCCGGGATGCGCCTTGCCCCACGTCGCCGGGTCCGCCGCCTGGTCATCCTGCTCGAGGCCGTAGAGCATGGGCCACCAGCCGGCCGGGTACGGGCTGCCGTCGGCGATGGAGCGCTCGAGCTGGTCCCAGTAGCCCCAGATGGGGCGGGTCTTCTGCTCGGGGTCGGGCGTCGTGATGGCGAGCAGCTGGCTCGTCGCAAACTTCGCGAGGCCCGTCAGGAGCCGGCCGAACGCCTTGTCCATGCGGGCCACCTCGTCGGCGATCACCAGGCGCGCCGTCAGGCCGTCGAGCGCCTTGTCCGTGCAGGGCAGCGAGATGTAGCGATTGCCGCCGTGGCGCACGCGGCCGGGGTGCGCGGGCGTCGAGCCGCCCGTCGCCTTCCAGCTGTCCTCGTCCTTGTCGGCCACGTCGCCCGCGAGCGTGCCGCACATGGTCTGCATCCGCTCAAAGGTCTTCTGGGCGAGCCGGCCGTCCGGCGCCACTGAGCAGAACTCCAGCCGGCTGCCTGGGTCGCGCATAGCGGCCATCAGGAGGCTCGCCGCGAACTCGGTCTTGCCGTTGCCGCGTGCGACCGCCAGCAGCAGCGCCTTCGTCGCGGGCGTGTCCGAGCGCCTGCCGTCGATCACGCGCCGCCTGGCAAGGAGGACCATGGCGACCATGCACTGCCAGGGCATCCAGACGAGCGGCTGCCCCGCCCCGGCCTCAGCGCCCTGCCCGCACTTCAGCGCGAAGGCGCGCGCGTCCTCGGCCCGCTGCTCGTCCCACCAGACCGCGTGCGCCGCCGGGTCGGCCCGCTCGGCCAGGTAGCGGCGGCAGGCGTCGCGGATCCGGGCGTTGGCCGTCGTGGAGCCGTCCAGGACCGCCTCCGCGTAGGCGTCCGCCTGCTGGGCGCATAAAGGCGGCTTTGGGCGGTGCTTACGCCGTCGGTCGGTTTTGACGGTTCCCCCAACGCGGTCCCCAACGGGCCGAGGGGGGCTCGGCCCCGAAGGGGGGGGTGAAGCAAGTGCTTCACCCTGCTCGTTCGCCTGCTTCGCGCGCAGTCTTCGCTGCATGGCATTCCTTGCACAGGCTTTGCAGGTTGGTCCACTCGTCCTTGCCACCGCGATGCAGCGGCACGACGTGATCCGTTTCAAGCTCACCCACCGCACCGCAGTTCGCGCATTGCAGGTTCACCTGGCGGTAGTGCTTCTGCCTGCGCCAGTTGCGCACGGGCTTGGGCGCTTCGAGCCTGAACGGCTCGCCCAGGCTGCCCTTGAATCGCCATCTACGCAGCGCCACGCACGGCCTCGCAGAAGGCGTCATCGTCCTGGTTGCGCCACGCGATCAGCCACGGGCCGTGGTCCTGCCTGCACACCACCACGGGGATCTTGCCCTCGTCGGCGTCCCGGATGGCCTGTTCCATGAACCCCTCGACGGCCTTGCACTGAGGCGCACGCTCTGGGAGCACGGTTTGCTCCCTCACGCGGTGCAGGTTCGACAGCAGGCAGAAGAGCATCCCGTCGTTCGTGATGCTCAGAACCTGCTTCGCTGCCCTGCGCTGCCAGTGCGTGAGCCGGTGGCCTCGCACCTTGACCTCGACGTGCAGGGCAGAATCGCCTTGGACGGGCTCTAGGTCGGCCTTGGCCTTGCCCCAGCGCTGGGCCGTCCTGCGCCACTCGACGCCCGTGCACTCGGTGAGCACCCGTGCTGCTTCCAGCTCGCCTCGCGAGCCCTTTGCCCTGCTGTTCATCGCTTGATCTCCCGCACCCTGTGCCTGCCGACCTTGACCACCACGACCTCCTCGGGCCGGTCGTGCTTGGCGTCCGGGTTCTTGCCTCCACGGGCCTCGTTCAGCTCCTTGGTGAGCAGTTCCATGCACCGCTCTTGCACCCCGATGGTTCGCCAGAGCGCGTCCAGGATCTGGTTCGCACGCTCGGGCAGCGCCGCACGGTTCGCGTCGTGCCAGGCACGGTCGCGATCCTCCTGGCGCTTGATGGCGGTCTTGCGCTCCGCTAGCCAGCTCATGCCGCCACCCCCTTCAGCCGGTGCAGGAGCACGGCACGAACGTCGCGAGCACCGGCGAGCTGCTGGACCTGTTCGTTGAGGATGTCGTACGCCGACCTCCCGGTGCGAGCCCAGCCCAGGCAGAGGTCGCGCCAGCAGCGACAAGCCTCGTCGCGGGTCAAGCCGTGCTGGACCATCACCTTCGCGCAGACCCTGGCTTGGGCCACGATGTCTGCCCGAGGATCCCGCATCCGAATCCGTGCCTCTACATCCGAAGGAACCTCCACCCCTCCGGCTGCCGCCTCGGCGGCGCCTTGGTTGGTAAGAGGGTTCTTGGGATAGTTAGTGGCTCTGTGTGACACCAATCCGGTGTCAGGCTGACACTTTTGTGGTGTCTGTGTGACACCATCACTGGTGTCAGGCTGAGCCATCACGAAGGCGTAGGACAGCCCCTTCCGGTTGCGCTTGACCGAGATGACGAGCTTCGCCCGGAGGCTCCGCATGACCCGCTTGACCGTGGCCAGCGACAGCCCCGTCTTGATGGCGACGTGCGCCTGGGACGGGTAGATCCGGTCGCCGTAGTCCAGGAGCGCAAGCGCCACCAGCTTCTCAAGCGGGTCGAGGGAATCGCCCAGCCGCCAGATGTCACTCGGATAGAGCTTGGCCATCCTTGGCCTCCTTCCCGGTGACGGGCTTGAGGAAGCTCCAGCCAGACTTCGGCGTGGGCATCTTGAACAGCTGCTGCCCAAGCGCGTGCGCGTTCCAGCAGCGCGTGACGCGCCAGATCAGCTGGCCACGCATCCCAGCGCCAGATCCCGAGTAAGAAGTGCTGTTGTCCAGAATCCAGTTCCGAAGCACCAGCTCCGGGTAGCCGACTTCGAGGCCGACGCCCGTAGAGACGCGCCGGTAGAACGGCATGGGATCGGCGCCGTGGTGCGCGACAAACGCACATAGCCCCAAGACGAAGGTCTGGAGCTTCATCGGATGCTGGGCGCACCAGAAGGCCACGTCGTAACGCTTGCAGGCGTCGATGACCACGGCGTGCTCCATGTTGACCGTGGCGTAGTTCCCACGCTCCAACGCCAAGCACAACCGCCCCATGGCCACCTGCTTGTTTCCCATCCCAAGCCCGAGGATCTTGCAGTGATCTGCGGTGCTGCGCGCACGTCCAGCATCGACGTGCACGATGTCCTCGCGCTCGATGACCGTGACGTAGCAGGTAAACGGCTTCCCGACCTCGATGGCCGCGCGAATCCGGTGCTGGCCATCGGCCAGCGTGCCATCCGTGTAGAGGATGATCGGCGCCAGCGAGGGGTTCCATTCCCCGCTGAGCATGGCGCGGTGCCATTTGTTCCAGGATGCAGTGAGCTTGCGGTTCTGCTGGTTGGCCAGCAGGCTCTCCATCTGAGCGACCGTGAATGTCTGGAGGCGCATTAGAACGGCACCTCCTCGGCAGCAGGATCGACCCAGCCGTCGTGCACGACCATGCCGTCGCCGTAGGGCTTGAGCTGGAGGACGATCTTGGCGCCCGCGTCGAACTTCACGGGCTCGAACGAGGTGAACCACTCGATGCCCTCGCCGGCCTCGATGCCGACTCGGTAGTACTCCTTGCCGGACTTGCTGGTCTTTGGTTGCACTCCTGTACAAACGCCGCGAATCTCCTGAAAGGCCGGCGCGGACGCCTGCTTGCCTCCTGCGGGCTTCGACGCCTTGGATGGTGCTGGCAGCGCCTTCGCGGGAGCGGGCGCGTCCTGAGCCGTCGTAGGCCCGTCTACGGGCATCTCCTCGGCGAACGACCCCTCGACGCCGATGAGGCTGAACGCCCAACCCATGACGCCCTTGAGCGCGCGCCCGGTGGCGCGGGTTTGTGCCATTCCCATGCAGGCGAAATGGTCCGCCTTGCGCCAGCGCGGCTCGTCCAGGAAGACGGCCGACGTGCCCTTGGCGACCATCATCCCCGTCATGCAGTCGTAGACGCCGACGGTCGCCTCCCAGCGCGCCGGCAGGCCGCTCTGCTCCTCGATGAACTGCACCGACAGCGTCCCGGTCGTGTAGCCGAGGCCCGAGCCGATGGCCTGGCAGCCGGCGACCTGGAGGTACTCCTTCCCCTGGATCTTCACGACGTGCGACTTCTTCACG